TCTTTTTCATTTATTAATTCTAAAGGACCATCTGATTCTTCTACTTTTTCTTCTTTTGAAGTATCTTCTTTATCGGATTCGACCCGTACTTCGCCGTCCACTTCTTTGCTATCTTTGGATGGAACATCCATAGATACTTTCGTTGTTCCTCGCTCTTGAATGGCATCTTCTTCTTTTTCTTTAAATTTATCTAAATCAACTTTAACAACACCATCAACTTCTTTTGGTGAATATTTTTCATCAACTTCACCACTTTCAACAGCTTTTTCTAAAACTTCAGCTTCTCTTTCTTGAGCACTTGGTGCTGGCGTGTTGTCATCTACAGCTTTAACTGTAAATTGTTCTTTATCTTGTGTTTGTTCTTCCATAATTATATATAATAAAATATTTACTTGTTACTTATTTTGGTGAAAATCTAGATAAATCAATACCACCTAAAACATCATTTCCTTTGGATTCAAAAGATTTAGATGGTTTACCCGTGCTAGGTGGACCTGACATACTTTTTATGTTAGCCACACTTTCAGCTGTTTGACTTTGCTTATCTATTATTTCTTTTTGAGCATCTAATTCAAGTTCTTTTAGTTTAACATTTAAATCATACTCAAATTGCATTAATTCTCTTTTTGTTCTAGCCTCAACTTCAAGTTTTTTAATTTCAAACTCTACGTCAGCGCTGCGGTATTGTATTTTTGATTCTGTTTTTATTTGTTCTGCTTGAGCTTTAGCTTCTTCAACTTGAATCTGCATTTGGCCTTGAGCCTCTGCTTGAGCAACGCTAGCTGCTTGAGCCATTTGTTGATCAATCTGTTGTTTTTGTTTTCTTCTTACTTTTAGTAATTGATTTGCTAATTTTAAATTTTTAACTTCTCGTATATCTATAGCATCTTCTAAATTTATACTATCTCTTGATAAAGCTACTTGTATATTAGCTTCTAATAAAGACTTCTCCTCTTCATCAGGCATTAATTCTAAAAATATACCAAAATCATGTAAGTGAAGATTATTCATTTCTTCTAGTGATCCAACGCTAAATTTACCTAAAGAGCCTATAAAAGCTTTTTTGGTTGGATGAAACTCTAAAACATCTTTAAATCTTAAACATATAGCCTCTGCTAAAGCTAAAGTTATATACATGCTTGAAGATAGTATATGTCTTGTTGCTGTATTACTATTTGCCGCTGCTAGTTTTTGAACACCTACTAAAGAATTAGGATCTGGATCTGATCCATCTCTAGCTTCATTTAAACCTGTTACGTCTCGTATCATTTGTAGATACTGATTATAAGCACCTACTAAAACTTGTACTTGACCACCACCACTACCTGGTAATTCTTGAATAGGAACTCTACCTGGGTTTTGATCTCCCTCTACAGTTAAAGATCTACCTATTATAGAACCTGTAGAAAAATACATATTTAAAGCTTCTTGAGCATTGTAACTTGTACCATTACCAAGATCAACTTCAGCTAATCCATCTGCGTCAATAAAAACACCTGAAGGTGTCATTCTTTGTATTGTTTGTTGTAACTTTAAATGTGTTAATTGAATTAAATCAGCATAAGGTGTCATTTTAGCAACTAAAGAAGATATTACACCTTTATACATTCTTGGAGCTGAAACCGTGTAGTTCATCAACACTTTGTTCGTGTTAGATGAAGGTCTAATCATGTTAGTTGCTTTTTCCCATTTAAGCAAAGTGTTTGTTCCTAAAACAAAAGCTCCTTCGTATATAACTTCTCTAGCTTGAGCAACTTTTTTAAATCTAGTTCTTTTATCTGAAGGTGGATCAAAAGTATCATCTTTTTTAATAGCTTTTTCAGCACCAGTAGATGTTTCTTTTATTTTATAAACATTATTTTCCCAAGTTTTCCAATTAAAATACAACAATGTTAAAGTATTGTTGTTATCTATTTCATTAGTTCTTGGATTATATAAAGTATTATTATAATCAGCCCAATTAGAACCTTTTTTTGTTAATTCAGAAATTTCTTCATTTGGTATACTAGGATATTGTTTATGTAATTCATTGGTTGATATTCTTTTAACTTCACCAAAGTAATAACAATCTTCAAAATTAGGATCATCTGTATAAGACCATATTAAATCAGCTGGATCAACATAGTCTACTTTTATTCCATCAGTATTATTAAATGTATTTTTAACAGCACCTATACCCAATACTGTTAAATCATAATCTACTCTCTTTTTTATTTCAGGATATTTGTTAGATAAAAACACATTATCTATAGCTTGCTCTTCAGCTATTTCAATACCTTGTTTGTAACCAAGCTGCATGTATAATTCTAATTCCTCAGAACTTGAAGGAAGTTCTTCTTCCGGAACATTTCTTGCACTAACATTTAGCTGTTGCTCTATAGCTGTTAAAACTTCTTTTGAAGCCATATCTCTTTCAACACCTTTTACAAAATCAGTTCTTTTTTCTGTAGCTATAGGATCTTGAGCAAATGCTTTTATATCAAACAATCTATCTTGCATACCGTTAACAACGATGTCTACAAATTTAGGGATTATAGGAACTGGCTTCCAGTCTAAATTAAGATAAGATAAATCTCCGTTTATAGCAAATTCATCTTTGTATTTTCTTATAGACTGCTCTCCTCTAGCATATAATCTTAATCTATTGTACTCTTGTCTTGATTGAAAGTATGATGCCATAGTAGCACCGTTGTCTTTATTAAACCACTCCTGTTCAATTGCTTGAGCTACAGATAAACCGTATTCATTTGACTGCTTTTCAGCATCTGAGACTGCTTGACTCGGAAATTGCGTAGGAAGTTGTCCTGTAGTTATTGCCATATTTATTTTATTATCTCACTCATTGATCCTTCGTTTTTGTATTTAGCAAATCCAAACTCAATTTTTTTGTTTATTTTTTGTGCATAAGGGCGATACATATGCTTTCTGCAAGCCATAATAGCTAAACCGCTACTTATAGATGCATCATAAGCTGTTCTTTTCGATATGTCAAACTTAGCCCAGTCTTCTAATGTTCTTTGAAAAAACATATTGCCATGCCCACTTTCGTTGCTTCCTACGTATTCTTCTATGTAAGATTCTATAGCAGCTGCGTGTGCTTGCTTTATGTCTTCTGACGTATTAGGTATACCACCTAATTCTAATTCTGTTTTAGATAAATTACCAATTAACTTATCTGGTCTATTCATAGAGTAACCTCTATAACCTCTTCTTTTTAAATGGTATAACAATCTTGGTTTATTGTTTTCAGCTAAAATAGGCATGCCATAAAAAACCAAAGCCATTAAAACTTCTTCAAAGAAAATTTCAGCAGTTTGAGGTCTTGCTACATATTCTAAAAAAAATTTTGTTGTAGGTACGTCTGGTGTCATACTAAAAGTAGTTAAACCATGTAATGAACCATTTGAACCTCCACCACCTACTGTGCCTGATATATCATAAGAATCACAACCAAAAGCACCAAGACCATCATTGCCAGGATATTTAATACCATTTTTATGTAATACATTGTTTTGAAAATTATTATTAGGTAACCAAGAAACTTTAAATCTTCCATTTTTAGTAGGTACCCAAATAACTTCAGTATCTTTTATACCATTTTTCCAACTAAATGTACCTTGCACAACATGGCCTTTAGCTGTCATTTCTTCATTAAAATCTATTTGTTCGTATATTCTAGTTAAATTAAATAACGAATTTATTGTTTCATCTCTGAAAGCGTGTTTTTCTGATCTTGGAAATTGTCTATAATACTCATTTAAAGCATCACTATCTCCTTTTAAACCATCTACCTCATTCTCCCAGTGCTCAACAACTCCTGTGTATATTGTTTCCCCATCAATTCCTTCAACCTCTTCCTGTGGGCTGTCGAATACAGGATAGCCATACTTGTCGATAAATCCTTCGTAACCCCATTCCATAGGTATGAACAAAGAATATAATCCACTTGCAGTCTGACCATTGCGGTTTCTATTTTTGACATCTGAATTATAAAATAATTTTTTAAAGTTATCTCCACCTTTTGACAAAGCATTAGATGTTGATCCCATCATACATTTACCTACAATTTTTGCACCGAGCCTGAGGCAGGTTTTCGTGACCCTCCAGTTGTTGAGGATGTTGTCGGGCCTCTCCCATTTGCCCGATTCGTCGTGGACGAGGAGTTGTAGTTTCTCCCCATCGTACGAGTTGTCGCCCGTGTTCTTCCAGTCGATCGTGGTGTCCAAGCCTGCTCCCAATCTTTCTTCTTCT